CGCAGTATCAGATACAAGCGGCCGCATCGCCCGTCGCAAAAAAAAGGCATCAACGCTGCGTCTGTTGAACTGTATTGCAGTCCGTCGCAGCTCTCGTCTAGTGGACGCGTGCTTCCCTCGTTCGGCTATGAGCGCTGGAAACGGGAAAATCAAGCACTCGACGCTTTTGGGGGGCGGTGTCGTTGTCGAGAGTGGTCGCTTGTATCTGCTCCTCGTGACGCTGCTATGCGCAACTCCGCTGCGGCCTGCAATACGGCATAGCGCCACTTGTTAGCGTGGTCCTCCGGCATGGCCTTTAGCGCTTCGAGCACGTCATCAAACATATTTGGCCTGTCGATGCTTCGTGCGTGGGGCTTGTTTGCTTGCGTGCCATGATCGCTTGGCGGGGTTCCGCCAACAATCTTTGGTGCCGTTGCTCCGCGCTCCACCGCCAGCCACGCGGCATCGACGCCAAATAGCGCGGCAGCACGAACGATCACCCGGCTCGGCACCCCTCTAGCCTTCCAGTTGGTAGCGGACTGGTCAGAAGCGCCAAGGGCGCGAGCTATCGCGGTGAAGTCTTGATAGCCCCTCGCCAAGCCTGCTTCTAGAAGTCTCTTCGCCGATTCCCGCATCACTTGAGACTACTTTTTTTGTGCAGGGTGTTGCTACACACAACGAACTGCCTTAGACTACACTTCATGTTTAGAACAATCATCATGTCCCTCGGCACCACTGCGGAAATAGCCCGCAAGTATGGGTTTACACAACAGCAAGTGAACAACTGGTGCTCGCGTGGCGTGCCTGATGCCGTCCTTCTGGACTTCCCAAAACTTGCCAGAAGACTTGCGAAAGCTGGGTACAAGCGCCCAAAAAAGTCCGCTCGTAGGAAGGCGGACGCATGAACACGAATCTCCTCCTGTCGCGCGTTCCGTTAAGTCGGTCAAGTCGCGCGCGGCAGTTTGCTGGCCCTTCGGGGCTGGCTTTTTTCTTCCTGTAGCGCTGGTCGTCGTTTCCATAGCTTCCAGCCTATTTTTTTTGCCCGAATCACGCACCCCTAACGAACCCTAACTATTAGGAGTCATCAGGATGGACCGGCGAATGACACGACTTTTCTACGAAGACGAATACGACGCACTGGCAGCAATGATCGGCAATAGCGGTAAGACGGTGCAGGAGTGCGCGCATCGCATTTACCCGGACATGAAGCCAGCAAGCGCATACGCGAAGCTCAAAAGCCAACTGAACCCGGACGGTGATGAGCACCTTCGATTCTCGCAAGTGCTTCTCTTGATGCAGTTCTGCGAAGCCTATGACCCGCTGATGTACCTGTGCGACGAGTTGCTGCACGCAAGGCCGGATCGCAAGGCGCCAGAAGATGAAGAAGTGCGGATCGTCGAAGCCATAAGCAGCGCTGCTTCAGTTCTAAACAAAGCGATGAAGCAGCTTGAGATTTTGCAGAGCAGGGCAAAGCCTGTTGCGGTGCGTGCGGCATGAGGGTTTTGGTCGCCTGCGAATATTCAGGCCGTGTCCGCGATGCGTTTGCCGCCAAAGGTCACGACTCATGGAGCTGCGACTTCCTCCCGAGCGAGACAGAAGGCCAGCACTACCAGGGCGACGTTCGCGACATGCTCAAACAGTCGTGGGATTTGATGATTGCTCACCCGCCATGCACGCACCTTGCTGTAAGCGGAGCACGCCATTTCGCGGCAAAGAAATCAAGTGGAGTGCAAGACGAGGCACTTGATTTTGTGCGTCTTCTGTTGCTGTCTGACGTACCAATGATTTGCCTAGAAAACCCGGTTTCTATCATCAGTTCGCGGATCAGGAAGCCTGACCAGATCATACAGCCGTGGCAGTTCGGGCACGGAGAAACAAAAGCCACGTGCTTGTGGTTGAAGGGGCTTACAAAGCTTGCGCCGACGTCTGTTGTTTCTGGTCGTGAGCCGAGGGTTCACAATATGTCACCAAGCAAAACACGATGGAAAGATAGAAGCAGGACGTATCAAGGAATTGCCGACGCGATGGCCGATCAGTGGTCTGCGTAGGCGCCAACAAGGAGAAGAAGAAATGATTGGAATTTTGGAAAAAGCAAGCGCACCAGATCGGTTTCAGTGCCGCGTAACCGGATTGTTGGGCGGCATAGCAGGCGAAGGTGCAAGCAAAGATACGTACTCCGGCCAGGCATCCGCCAATCAACTGCTCGAAGTGGAAAACGCCAAGCTGCGCGCCGAAAACAAAGCTATGCGCGAAGCTATGAAGCAGATCGACGGCACTCTGGCAATCATCCGGGAGTTTTTGAAATGACGCCGCAGCAAGAGCGCGCCTTGCGGCCATTGCTCACAAACAATCCTCGCTGGATCGAATACCACGCCGCACGCATGGCGCGCGCGCCAGTGGCTGTTTCTGGTGCGTATATAGCCATCGGCATGGCGCCGGCAATGATCGCTTGATGCGGTCTTTGCAGGATTGCAGAGCTGGCGTACAAGGCGGTTCGTCGTTCTGCAATGGTTCAGTCATGAGCTACGAGCAAACAACTGACGACTACCTTGCTTTCTTGCGCAAGAAGATCGCTATGGCGTCGTTCGATGGGTATGAAATCGAAGACGGCGACATTCACAAAATCCTTAAACCACACCAACGCGCATGTGTGAAATGGGCAGTTAAAGGCGGAAACCGTGCGCTGTTCGAGTCTTTTGGTTTGGGCAAATCTCTTCAGCAAGTTGAAGTAGTGCGCATCACGAAATCGCTCGCTGGTGGAGCTGGCCTAATCGTTTGCCCTCTCGGTGTCCGTCAAGAATTTAAACGCGATGCTGCGATGGTCGGCGTTGAGACGCGGTTTCTTCGTCGAACGGAAGAATTCGACGCGGAATTTTCAGGTATCTGGCTGACGAACTACGAGAGCATTCGAGACGGCAAGCTGTCGCCATCGTTGTTCGCAGTCGTTAGCTTGGACGAAGCGAGTGTGTTGCGCAGTTACGGCAGTAAGACCTATCAAGAATTCTTGCCTCTGTTCGCTGGTGTCAAACACAAGTTCGTAGCGACAGCTACGCCAAGCCCGAACCGCTACAAAGAACTAATCCACTATGCAGGATTCCTTGGCGTTATGGATACCGGGCAAGCACTTACCCGGTTTTTCCAGCGTGACAGCACGCAAGCAAACAATCTGACCCTTTACCCGCACAAAGAAAAAGAGTTTTGGATATGGCTCAATTCGTGGGCGATCTTCCTGCAAAAACCTTCTGATCTTGGTTTTAGTGATGATGGGTATGACCTGCCAGAGCTGAAAATCAGCTATCACGAGGTCAAAACTGACCTTGCAAACGCTGGCGAAGAAAAAGACGGTCAGGGGAAGCTATTTCGTGATGCAGCCATTGGATTGAAAGACGCTGCCACAGAGAAGCGCGATAGCAGGCCGGCAAGAATCGCAAAGATGGTGGAGATCCTTCAAGGTGGTCCAGATAGCCATTACCTGCTTTGGCACCATCAGGAAGCCGAAAGGCACGACATCGCAAAGGCCGTCCCCGGGTCAGTCGCTGTGTATGGATCGCAAGACTTGGATAAGCGCGAGCAGGCGGTTATCGACTTCTCGGACGGAAAAATTCAATACTTGAGTGCAAAGCCTTCTGTCGCTGGCAGCGGTTGCAATTTCCAGCGGCATTGTCACAAAGCGATTTTTGTCGGCATTGACTACAGCTTCAACGACATCATTCAAGCAATTCACAGAATTCAAAGGTTCTTGCAAACGAAAGCCTGTGAAATTCACTTTATCTACTCGGAAGCAGAGCGAGAAATCATGCGCACCCTGCAAACGAAGTGGCGCCAACACGAGGAGCTTGTGGGCAACATGACAGACATCATCAAAGAGCATGGACTTAACCACTTGTCGTTATCAGACGTTCTGTCGCGCACGATCGGAGTAGAGAGAATCGAGGTTTCAAGCGACCTATACACAGTGGCGAACAATGACTGTGTGATCGAAGCTCGCATGAAGCCTGAAAACAGCGTCGATTTAATCGTTACGTCGATTCCGTTTGCGAACCATTATGAATACACACCGAGCTACAACGACTTCGGACATACGGCGAACAATGATCAGTTTTGGGCGCAGATGGACTTCCTGACCCCGGAGCTGTTGCGCATTCTTCAGCCTGGCCGGATGTACTGCTGCCATGTAAAGGACCGGATCATGTTCGGAAACGTGACCGGCGCAGAGGCACAACAGTAAGCCCATTCCATTGTGAAGCGATCATGCACGCCAGCAAGCACGGATTTGACTACATGGGAATGATCACCGTCGTTACCGATGTGGTTCGTGAAAACAACCAGACCTATCGGCTTGGTTGGTCCGAGCAGTGCAAAGACGGCACGAAAATGGGCGTTGGGTCGCCTGAGTACGTTCTTTTGTTTCGCAAACCTCAGTCAGACAGAATGCGCGGATATGCCGATGTTCCAGTAACCAAAAGCAAGTCTGACTACACAAGAGCACGCTGGCAGGTGGATGCTCATGCTTTGTGGCGTTCGTCTGGAAATCGGCAGCTTACTGCTGAAGAACTATCAAAAATGGGGCCAGACAGGCTGGCTCGCGCATTCACAGAATTTAGCTTAAAGAACATTTACGACTACAAGTTCCATATCAGGGTAGGTGAAAACCTAGAGCGCAGACACGCATTACCCTCGTCTTTCATGAGTCTTGCGCCAGGCAGCCATTGCGACGGCGTATGGCACGACGTAAATCGTATGCTGACGCTGAACACAGACCAGAAACGCGCCAGGGCAATGCTCCATTTATGCCCCCTGCAATTTGACATAGTAGATCGCCTGGTCACGCGGTACTCAAACCCCGGCGAGCTTGTCTATGACCCATTTTGCGGGCTTGGTACTGTGCCATGCAGGGCTATCAAGCTCGGCAGAAAAGGCGCTGGCAGCGAACTGAATACCGGATACTTCTTTGACTCCGTGCATTACCTACAGTCGATGGAAAGAGAAGTGTCCATGCCAGACCTGTTTTCTTTTGAAGAGATTAAAGGAATTGCAGCATGAGCAACAAACTTAACCCGTTACAAATATACCGACCGTCCCTATTCACTCGTTCATCGCACTTCCGTACCCGCTGCCGAAACAGTGCCAGGACCGCTTG